TGATTGCACGGGGGAGTTAAGGAGAAGAGAGCGTGGTTTTTTAGGGGTGGGGGGGGTATTTCAGGAAGAAAACACTATAGGAATACTATTTTTTCTGCAGTATTCGATAGCTTTATGCAGTTTCTGAAGAATCAAGTCACTGTTTTCTACTTCACGGTGTCCGTATATTGTTTGACATACGACTACTTTGTCGGGTCGTATGTCAGTGATCTCTCGTGTGTTTGGAGCTGTTCTGATAATGAACACGTCGTCAGAATATTCTTCAGCCTGTGCTGCGAAGCCTTCAAGGAAATCATTCGCCATCGTTCTCGATGCTTCGTTGTCTACTTTGCCAAGTCTGAATGCTGACGATATAGCGTCAAGATCGTAGCAGATACCGTCTCCCATGTGTTCTCTGCAGTATGTTGTCTTTCCAGTTCCCGGAAATCCTATGACAATAGTAATCATTGATACCTCAGTGGCACGTTGATTTTATATTTTCTTGCTGTCTTTCTCAGTAGTGCGATCCCTTCGTCTGACAGTTCTCCCGTTGTTGCGACGTGCATAGCCATGTGCTGATCATGAGACAGGCTGATCAGGTTCCATGATTCCCATGTGTACTCAGGGAACTCTTCACGAGGGAATATATGATGGACGTTCTCAGCAGGAACGAACTTCCCGTACCTCTTCGACAGTTGACATTGATAGCCGTCACGTCTGAGGATTACCTCTCTCAGGTGTCTCCACCTTGTCGAGGTATAGAAGTTATTCTCCATTTAATTTCCCAGCGAGATAAACAAATGGTGTATCGCAAACAGCGACGATCGCTTCGATGATCGACGTGCTGACTGCTATCGTGATAATTGTCTGCCAGTCATAGATTCCTATAAAGGCAAGGGTTATAAAGCCGAAGTTCTCAGTACAGTTGCAGATGATCGTTGCGACGTTGTTTCTTAGCCAAAGGTTCTTGCCGTTGCTCTTTTCTTTCAGTTTGTTGAAGATCGCCACGTCTGCCACGTTCGCTATGAAATACATCACCATGGACGCAAGGCTGATTCTCAGGTTCAGAGAGAAGAGCGTCTGCATAGCGTCGTGTGCGTAGTCGAACTCAGACGGTTTATAGAGCAGTGCTATTTGCGTCGAGACGATCAGGATCACGTCAGCAAACAGTCCGACATAGATAGCTGTTTTTGCGTCTTTTACTGAGTGGTATTCTGTGAGGATATCAGTCGCAAGAAACGTACTTGCAAACATGACCGTACCTATTGCAGTACTCATGCCGAAGATATCTGCATTCTTTGCGGTTATGACGTTGGCTAAAACCGTTGCGATGCCGACCCATGATATAATACCCACTTTTCCAAATGCTCTGTAACAGCATAATAGAGCGGAAAAAACGATTACCACTTCTCCAAATAGAATTGCGTTGTTCATTTGTACTCCTTAGATTTTTTAATGTAGGTTTGTTGCGAAACTACAGATGCGTCTCCGCATACTTCTGAAACTTCACCCACTCTTGGAAAGTAAATTTCAGAATATCGTTGTTCTTTCGACCGACCAGTTTCTTGCCGTATTTTCTTCTGTCGATCGCTCGTATTGTTCTCCCGTCAAAGTACTCAAGACGTCCGAATCTCGCACAGTTCCAGCGTGTGCTGTCTACTGAGTCGAAATGGAACGTCTTCAGTCCTTCGACTGCCGTGAATCCGAGAGCGTGAATCTGAGCATTGTTTTCGTGAGCAGCCTTTATGAACCACGGAAAATATTTCCAATATTTCCGTGCGTATTCAGAATCACCCGTTCCAACAAGACCGCCAAGTGCCACGTATGGATATTCCTGTGCTGATCGCACGAACTCCTCTTTCCCTCTGTTCGTGTGCCATACTGGTATCGGCTGTTTCCCTGTCAAATACTCAAGCCGTCGCCTGAACTCCAGTACCTTGTCATAGCCGACGATCGAATCAATATCCAGCTCGAAGAAGTACTGGATACCACTCTTGTTGATAAAGTCGGCGTACCTCTCAAGATAGTCTTCCCAAACTACGTGCGACTTGCTGTTCTGCATGAACGTGTATGCTCCACTGTCGAGGAGGAACATTGTCGATGTTTTTATCAGTTCCAACTGCCACGGTTTGAAGTAATAGAACGATTCGAGGTTATACTTTGACTTGCTCAAGTCCTCGAAGTTCTTCTGCTCTGAATACGTGCCAGCAAGGAAGATTTTCATTCCAGCTCGAATTCCTCACCACAGTGCGGACAGATCACTGTCTTCTTTTTTGGCTCTTTCGGTTCGGCATCTTCAAATAGGTCGTCGACGTTGCCAGCGTCGAACCCTTCAAAGCCGAAGTCATATCCCTCGAAGTCGAGGTCTTCTAATTCCCAGTCAAGTAGTTCAAAATCCCAGCCTGACTTCTCGTTCGTCTTGTTCGCCAGTATTCTGTACTTGCGTTTCTGCTCTTCGGTCAAGCCTGTCACTCTGAGAACGTCGACCTCTTTCAATCCAAGGTCAAGTGCCGCCAGTCGTCTCGTGTGCCCCGACAGGATGACGTTGTTCTCGTCGATCTCGATGGGATCGATCACACCGCACTGAATGTAGCTCTCTTTGACGTCGTCAATCGCTTCTTGCGGTATCTTGCGTGGGTTTCTCTCATAAGGGTGTAAATCGCTTATTTCGAGCCGAATTAGCTCCTTTTTGATGCTTTTTTCCATGGTTTTTCCCTCTCAATGCAAGCAGAAATTTTGAAAATTGCGGATTTTGCGGATTTTTCTTTTCTGTTTTGCTGGTGTTTTTGGTAAAACTTATAGAATTCCGTAACATTTTTGCTGGAAACGAAAAAAGTGCGACTTTTTACCAAATTTCGCGTCTCCCGACCTTTTGGATATAGGTCCATATAAATTCACGGGTAAAATAAAAACCGCATACAGAGCATTCTCGTGGTAAATAGACCTATTTTTTCAATCTCAGGTTACAGCAATCTTCGGGGTTCGGATTGAAGCCAAATCGCCAGTAATTGAAGTGTCCTGAGACGTCTTCACATACGGAAATCTCCATGTTCCTGATTTTTTGCACGATTCTGACCTTCTCTTTGATCGGCAAATGCCTGTAACCGCCGTCCTTGATCCTGAACTTTTTTCGGTCGACGTCGAACCACTTCAGAATCCAGTGGTTCACTCTCAGGAACTCAACGATCCCTTTTTTGATCCCGAGATCGCTCAGCTTGTCGAAGTCCATATACTCCTCGATCAGTGGAGACAGTCTGATCGCAACGTCGAAGCCGAGTTCTTGCAGTTTCAAGATCGCTGCAATCCGTCTGCTCGGAAGAGGAGCTTTTTCGTAGGCTTTCGAGAGATAGAAGTCATCGTCGAGGCAAGTCACGGTGATCTGTATGTGAGCCAAATCTCTGTCCATGATTCGAGTATACTTGTCGTCAGCGACGAGGTCTGACTTTGTTACGATTAGATAACCGATCCCTCTTTTGTTTAACTCTTTAATCGTTTGGTAGGTGACTCCGTACTGACGTTCGCATTCCTGAAAGCAGTCAGTCATGCCTCCCAGTCTCAGGATCGTGCCGTGCGGTACTTTGTCGAGCTGTTTCTTGATCTCTTCGATGTTTGCGACTGCAGGATCGTGAGCGTTCCACATTCCTCGAAAGTCGAGCAAGCTCTTTGCGTAACAATACGAGCAGTCATGCTGACAGCCACAGCCGTATGTGTCGAGCCGTGTCGGATAATGGCATCTGCTTCCTTCTGACGCTTCGACTGTGTTATAGAACGATTTGAACTCTCTTGCCATCTCTCGAAATTCCCGCCCCTATCCCGTAGCGATTGCTACCGCTCCTCGAAGTTATAAAAAAAGGAACTGGTTTGATGTCTCGCATCAATTAACCAGTTCCACGCTGCTTGCTCTCAACCTACGACGTGCCAGTGAGGAAAAACCGCAAAACTCACTGTCGCCAGCAGCCAGTCGTTTCCGACCGAGGTCTCAGGAGAGGACACGTAAGCAAAAAGAAAGCCGCTCAACGTATTGAGCGACTTCTTTGGCTCGTAAGCCATTGTAAAGTTTACCACGCCTATTTGCGTTTGTCAATGCAATCAAAGTGTAATCTCCTCGCTATGTCGATCAGGTACTCGAACGGGGGATCGTAAAGTCCTGCCTTTCCCGTGATCGCATGGTATACGACGTGAATACCGAACTCAGCGACGATCAGTGTCATGACTGTCAAGATCAAATACTGCATAATCTTCCTCCTTTGGAAAGTACTGTTTATCTTCGACGATCGCAAAGTCGCTGCAACGACTTTCAAGCCAGTTCATGGCATAATAGTCATAATCGTCCATCAGTCGTTAATCCCCACTGCTGCACACGCCTTGTCGAAAAGGCTGTGTCCACTGATAATGCTCCCCCACCGATTCTCTTCATAGTTCTTCGTGTGACGCATCGGCTCAGAGTGTCCGACGTAGTCGCTGACTGCGTTCAGGAATCCCCATTTCGTCCCGAGGAACTGTGCTATATCAGGACGGAGTGTGCAGACGATGATCTCCTCTTTCGCAGATTCAGCCGTCTTCTTCTGACGATCAGTCATGTCGTCAGTCACAGGGATCATCTGATCGATCGCCTTGATCATCTCGCCCTCGCTGAGCTTCGTGTTTGCGAGCCTGTCAGCGACTTCGTCGAGCTTCGTCAAATACTGATCAGCCAGTTCCAGTGTCTGACGTGCTTCTTCGAGCTTTGCACTGACGTCTCCTCTGTGAGGAGCTGACCAGCTACGCTTCGCACCGCTGATTGCTGCGTTCAGTGTGTTGTTGCAGACGACACGAATCGGTGTCATGCAGACACGCACTGCTCCCGTTCCATCGTGCGTGTTCGTGAACACGATGTAGGGTTCGACCTTGTCGCCTACGATGTACCGTTCAGGCATCTTCCCAAGCATCCAAATCCGTCTCCCACCGTTCAGAGAACCAGCCGTCTCGTAAGTGATCCCTTCACCGATCAAGTTGTCAGTGAACTCGAAAGCGTCACGGTTCTGAACGATGCTATAGCGACTTCCGACGATTCCCATCACTCTACCGTCGCTGCTGCGAGTGTTCGCAAAGTAGCCGTTGATCTTCGTGCCGTTCTCAGTGAAAACAGGCTTTCCCTCGATCTCCCAGTCGAGCTGAGCGATTCTCAGAGCATCTGCAGAGCAGAGTGCGTGATCAACTTTCACGCCAAGACCGTGCCACGGCTTTTCACGATTGTAGAACATGGTTTCAACATTTGCAGACATAGTAGTGTCCTTTCTCCGCATTTCAAATGGCTGCTGGTCACCTGATATTCGGGAAGTGGTTTCCCGTTACCTCCCCGACTGGCTGTCGGGTGGTTTCGACTGATAACCGTTCAGTCTCATCAGACGGGATCACATGCTCATGTAGTCGTAAAGCTCTGCCTTCAGACGAATGATGATCTCGTTCATCTCTGCATTCTCTGCTTTGAGCTGCTCGTTCAGCTCTGTGAGCCGTTCAACTTCTTTCTGCAGTTCTTCCATCGGTGCACCTCCTCTCTCGGTCACAGTGAACCCGACTTCCGCAAGTCGTCTCGTGAAGTTGTCGACTTGCTCAGTCGTCAGATAACGAGTGTCATGAACGTGTACCCACTCCGTGCTGCCGTCCTCATGCTCTCTCTGCCAGTACTGTTCGAGCCATTTGTCATCTTCTACTTTGTGCCAAATGAACTTTGCATTACCGTTGTCTGCGGTGATCGTGTTCCTACAGTCGATCATTATCTTCTCCTCCAGTTTTCACAAAATCCGAGACCTTTGACGATCTCGTCATACACTTCGTCGAACTTCTCTTGAGGAAGTTCTCTGATCGCCTTGTACTGATACATGACTGCGATCACGTCACAGTCGTCACCGATCAGATTGCAACGATCAAAGCACCGATCGATCGCTTTATCGAGCTTCATAATTACTGTCCTTTCTTCTCGGCTTCTTCAGCCATCTTCAGGTAAAATGCTGCGTTTGCTCTCGCTTCTCTTGCTCCTGCAGCTTTCTGAGTGTCTTCAGGGATACGCTCGTAGTACTTTGCGAGGTCGATCTCTTCTTTCGCTTTCTGTCTGTAGAACTCTGCCAGTGTCATGTGTGTGTCTCTCCTTATTCAAATTTGCTTCCCACGACTTGGAACGTGCGTCGGTCGCATTACACCTCTTTCGAGGTGTCCTCTGCGTTCAGTGTAAGCAAGGAATGATCTGAAGATCATCTCTGCACCCTACTGTTCCTGCTGCAAGTCTCACTCCGAGATCGTAAGCTCTTCCCTCGTCTGCTCTGTTGTATCTGTACCACTTGTCGTAGTACCCAACACCACGCTGCTCATATCCCCACTTGATATCCTTGCTCGCTGTCTCGACGTATGCTTCGTCGATCGCCTCTCTGCTCATCGTCTCTCCTGCGTAGAGATACATTGGCGTCTTGCCGATTCTGTACTCGATCGCTCTCTCGATGTACGGGTTACCTCTTTCGAGTGCTTTCTTCGCCAGTTCTGTGATTTGCTTCTGTGTGATCTTCTTCATGAAGAATCCCTCCTTATTTAACAGTTTACTAAATTATACTACGGATTTCAGTAATAGTCAACAACTTTATTTCGGAATTCAGTAATTTTTTGGTAAAAAGAAAGAGCAGGAGAAATCCTGCTCTCATGGTCTGTAGCCTTGACCGAATCGAAGTCTTGTCAGACGTTCTATAGCGTTTCGCTTTCTGTTATGAACTTGGCGAACCTCGATCCCGATCTCTTCAGCGACTTTCTCTGCTGTGCTGCTCTTCTTGATGATCAACTTCTCGATAATCTCTCGATCTTTCGGCTGAAGCTGATTCAGTAGTCTCTCCATATCTGCGACGTGTCGTTCTGTAGCTCTCAGGCTTCTCGAAAGCTCCTCTTTCTTTGCGATTGCGTTTTCGAGTTTGTCTCGCTGTGTGTTGCCGTTGCTGCTGCCTGACGGTACTTTGTCGTAGTTCGTCGCCTTGATCGCTTTATATTCCACGTTGACGGTGATCAGTTCTTCTCGGAGCTGTTTGATCGCAAATCTGTCGCCTTCGAGCTGCTCTAAGTCTTGCTGCAGCCATTCCTTATGAAGTCGCATTCCTGCTTTCCTCCATTATCTGCTCAATTCTCAGAGCAGCATCTTTCAGTTCGAGATTCGTCTCTTCACGAGCCAATATACTGCCATCAAAGATTTGAATCTTGTAGTAACCATTCATCTGTTGAATGAGCTTCACAGTCGTCAGTTTCTTCATTGTTCTCTCCCACACTCTCTCGGAGAGTAACCGACGTGGTTCAGTTCTGCCGTCCACATATCGTAAGTCATAAGCCTGTCTTTGTCGAACTCTGCGTGGCAGTGCGGACACTCTGTTCTCATGCTTGGTAGAGTGTCAGAATACACTGGGCAACCGCACTCGCTGCAATAACATTTGAACTGCCATTTTCCTGTTTCAAGATTCGGGTTTACTTCACGGTATACTTGATATGCTCTGATCATTTTCTCCTCCTAAACTCATCAGCAAACGGGCAAGTCGCCCAGTGCGGTATTCTCGCCATCCCTGTTGGGAATCCTTGAAAATCAAATGTGCATTGAATTAATTCTCCACGGTCTGTGACTACCTTGTCTTCATAATCTGCTCCGTTGCCTTGTCTGTACGGCACAAGACCTTCGTCAACTGGTATCCACTTTCTATTCTGCGGTGTACTCTTTGCTGATTCAATGAAGATAATCGGAGCACCGCATTTCTTGCACTTCGTCATCCTTCTACTCCTTCCACTTCTCTTTGTATTCGCTTCTGAAGAGTGATTTGCTCTCGTACCAGTCACCGAATCCAGCATAGTGAACGATCGCAGGACTGTCAGTATATCCGCAGCAGAAGCACTCGTTGAATCTGACAGGAATATCGACGCACTTGTCAGGCACTGCGTACTTGTTCATGACGTCTTGGTCTGTATACTGGTAGAATCGGGAATTAAGTTCATTGGTTAATAGTTTCGGAACTCCGTCTGTTCGCATCTGCTGAAGATTCATCACGGCGACGCCGAAATTATAATACCTCTTTCCGAACGGATTGTATGCTCCGAGATATTCAGGACACCAGCCGAGCCATTTACCGTCGAGATCAGTCTCCCAAAGCTCTTTCAGGCTGTCGCAGACGATCGTGTCGACGTCGAGCTGAATTACTTTGTCGATCGGGATGATCTCTGCCGTCCGAACTCTGAGCATTGACATATAGGTGAACTGGCTTCTGCTATTTGGGCATGAACTTGTGAAGCAGGTCTGTCCTGACATATTGATGATCTCATGCTCGACTGGGATCGTGAACGGGAGATCGTCGTCTTCTGCCATGACGTAAATCTTCACGTCGGGATTAAACTCAGCGAGGGATCGTATAGCTCCTTGCAGTGGTCTGTATAGATTTCTTGTTCCTGAGTAAACGACATTCATTTCGTAGCCTCCTGTTTCAGCCATTCAAGTGCTATTTCATCGCACCCTTTTCTTGGATAATAGCAGTGTCCTTCTTCTTTCAGAAAGCAAGAACACTCAATGTGAAATTCATGGTCAACACACTTGCCGATAAATTCTGCCAACTCTTCATCCGTCATAGCACGGATTCTGTCGGCATTGGTTTTCTTGTCGCTCTTTGCATAGTGGTGACATGCCCTTATTGCGGTAGCCGATCTTGCTGTATCGCACATTTTGCAATAGCTTTTATGCTCACAGCTTACACAAACGCTATCAAGGCTCATTCCCTATCTCCTCCACCTACATTCTCCGCAGTTGTCGAGCTTATATTCGCCGCATTTCAGGCAAAGCTCGTTCCTGCAGTCTTCCATCTCTGCCAGTCTTGCGATATAGCTCATTTCCTTCTGATTGAACTCGATTTGGCTCATTGAGATATACCGTATTGCTTCTTGAACTGCGTCTGCGAAGTCGTGATCGAGGGTGTGTGCTATGCAGTGGAATCCATAGCGTGAAAGTCTGTGTACCAGTTCGGCTTCGTTCATTTACTCTCCTCCCACTTATCGACGTCAATCCAGTCATATTGCTGTCTCTGCTTCTCATACTGCTTGCGGTACTGTCTGCTCCTGAACTGCAGAAAAACCATTTCCCAGTCCATCAAGCAGATACCTATGATCAATGCTATGACACAAGCAACGGCACAAATCTGTGCCACGGTATACAGAGGGTTGATGTGCATCATCATTTCAATCTTTTACTCCTTTTCCAAGTTTTGTGTGATTTGGTTGCTTTGATAGATTTGTTCTTCTGTTCAATCTGATAGACGAAAACTGCAATCTCTCTGTGGCGACGTTCTTTTTCGATCTCGTTGCGTTCTCGCTGAACTCTGTATCGCTCGCAGTCGATATGGCAAGTCTCGTTTCTGTCAGGACATTCGGGGTAACAGCCGTCTTTCATATCTCTCTGATCAAGATACCGTACTTCTCAGCCATTAACTTCTTCTTGATCGTGTAAACGTCAGTCTTGAATCCTTTCACGTCTTCGACGACAGGCTTTCCGTCTCTGTCATAGTAGAAGAAGTCTGCATAGTAGTTGACGCCGTGAAGAATCGTCTTTTTCCCGATCTTGTACGGTTTCACGAGAACGAACTTCTTCTGCAGTGTCAGGGAGTGAATCACTCCCTGATGTTGCAACTGCTTCAACAGAATGTAACGATCACGTTCTTTCTGACTGTCAAATGTCCATCCGTCGTACTGGACTCGCTTATTATGGTATTTACTCATCTTTTACTCCTTAGAAATCAGTCGGAACGAACTTTCTGTCGACTTGTTTGACAGTCTGTTTCTTTTCATCTAATGGATATATTCCGAGCCAGCAGTTATCTGTGCTGCAATTGAGTATTGGAATCCATTGTTCCCTTGGGAACTTCTGCAACTTCGTCAAGAGTCTATTCTTTGCTCCGTCCTCAATAGGCTTCTTGATTCGTTTCCGCATAGTCTCGTGTTCTTTTAAAGCATTAAATAATTCGAGATCATCGCCAGCGAACGCCTTGTAGATATCTTTCTCTATATCTGTCTTTTTCTCTTTTTCTTTCTCTATCTCTGTGTTACACGTTGTTTCAGTGTCGTTACATTGTAACAACTTGACACGTTCACGCTCTCGAAATGCTCTGACACGTTCAGCACTTGATCCCTCGCTTCCAGTGTTCTCGATCACATACGGCAGGAAGAAGTTGATCTCGTCAGTCGTTTCGATCAGACCGTGCTGTTTGAGGAAGATCAGCGTCATTTCGACGTCTTCTGTCGTTTCGTCAAGATCAAGAGCCAGTTCTGCTGCGAAGTCGTCCTCTACTCCCGTCCACTGCAGTACACCGTCAGTCTTCAGAGCGAGAAGCTGCATCTTCAGATAGATTATCGTATACGTGTCACCGCCAGCCATCTTGCGGAGCTTCTTGATTCGCTTTGAAGAGAAAAAGTCAGATTTGAGCTTCAACCAATAGTACTTCTTTTCCATCTTCTATCCTTTCTGATATTCCGGGCAATCGATGATCTCGAACGAATCGATCGGGCATCCCTTTTTTCTCTCGATCTTCGACGGGATCGCTGTCCAACCGGGAACTGGCTGAAATCGTTCACTCCATTCACAGCCGACTGCGAAGTTCACACACGAACAGCACGGCTGCGGTTTCTTATAGAAGTACTTCGACTGCCCTTGAGATATTTGTCTCGGATCGACGATCACGTCGTAAGGCTTGCCGTCTTCACTGCTTATCCTGTAGCCGTTTTTCAGGCAAGTGCGTGTGTATGATCGTGATCTTCCGAGAAATGCGTCAACGTCTGCCAAACTTTGGAATCTCAGAGTCGTGCCTGTTTCGAGATTCGTAACCATACACTTTCTTCTCATATCCACGACTTCCCAAAGATCGCTCGGAACTCATCGACTGACCAGCCGTAGTGAAGCATCGCTGCCTCTTGAGCGTTCTTCTTCAACTGGCGATCGATCTTCCCGTCGCCGTTATGAACTCTCGATAAATGGCACGTCGGGCAGAGCTTTACCCAAAGACCGTACCTCTTCGACTTGTCACGATTCGGTCCATGGAAAACTTCATGCCGTTGCAGATGTAGAGTGCTATAGCATAGTAAGCAGTGATCTTCGTACTGCAGAATTGATTCAGCATATCCGTTGCGGTCAAGTTTTTTCATTCCACTCCTCCAATAATGATCTTATTTCATTCTCGTCTTTTGTCTCGATACCGATCGACAGACAGTCCTGAACCAAGTTGTCAATGAGCTGAGCCATCTGCTTCGTTGAGAAGTCTGAACTACCATAGTTGATCAGCAAGTCCGTTTTTTCCGCATCAGAATCGATCACAGAGACGCTTCTTCCAAGATGACCATTTACATAAGCTCGTGCGAAATCTCGCACAGCGTTCGTTCTGACGGTAATAACGGTGCTTTTACCACCTATCTCATGAACTGCTCTTCTGTAAATCTCTTCTTTCGGATAATTCAGAGCTTCAGACAGTTTTGAGATCAGCACCCATGCGTATGCGTTCGCCGTTCGGGATCGTTTCTCGGTATGAGGAACGATATCGTAGTTCTTACCTTGAACGAACTTGATCAGCCACTTCAGGGCGTCTGTGGCTGGTGTTTTTAGCATCAGCCACCCGTCCTCATACTTTGCCGTGTCGACGATCATTTCTGACAGTCCATACACAGGCAGCGACCGAACTTCTTCTTGCTGTAGTTCATGACTTTCTCAGAGACTGGCTTGCCGCAGTTTTCGCACAGATTCGAGATCGTTCCGACTGGTTTCGCAGGAGCTGGGTATTCGATCGGAGACGACTTCGGGAACGTGTATACGACTTTATTTGACTGGTTAACAATAACGAGCGACGAGATGTTCTCGCTCTCGTCGTAGCCGATCTCCTTGACGGAGAATCTGTCATTGACACGTCTTCCCTTTTCGTTCGACGTGACTTTCTCAAGAAGAGAAAGAGGAATCCAAATGAACGGTGCAGAGTAAAGCTCAGTTCCGATCCCCCATGCGAAGCCAGCTCTCTTCATGGCGTCAGACGCCTGTCCTTTTTCGGCTTCTGTGTTGCTCTCAGTGCCACAGTTCCACTTCTCAATCCACTCACCGATCTGCGGATTGTAGATAGAAATGCAGCAATACATCTTGCCGTCGATAACCTCATACTCGTTCTGCCAGTTATACATTCCGACAGTCTCGTCGAGGAGCTGATAGTCAGTGCGAGCGGTTTTATAGAGGAGTAAGGCACAGCCGTCTCCCGTGATTTGCGAGATTCTGCATTCGATCTCGTCGGCTTTTAAAAGTCTGAAGTTTCTCATAGTCTCTCCTTTATTTGATAGTTAGATTGTTTTTGTTCACGAGCGAGCAGTGTTCAAGCTCGCCACCGTTCTTCAGGAATGCCTTGATCTTCGCCTTGTTCGGCTCGTCGCTCTCTTTGTGAGTGATCAGGTCATACATACCGACGCCATACGCCCACTGGCAGAACTCTTCGTCAGTCTCGACTGCTTCAGAACGTCTGAACGTACAGTCGACTTTGCTCGTCGAGAACTTGCTGCCGTTGAGAGCAGACGCTATCCACTCTGACGCTCCGTCTGCGTTTCTGTTGAGCTTGTCCATGCGAGCTTTCAAGACAGTGATCTCTGCCTTGATCGCTGCGGCTTCTGCACGAGCGTCTTTCACGTAAAGAGCGACGCCTTCGATTTTCTGATCCCTCTCCATCTGAAGTTCGTTCAGTTCGTCGAACGCAACGAACTCGCCAGTCTCAAAGTCAGTGCCGTCAATGATGCACTGCTCGATGCTCTTGTCTATTTCGTAAAGTGATCTCATAGTTCCTACTCCATTTCAAAGATTTCAATGCCGTCGTAATTGATCGAGTGGTACCTCTCATCTATACGATCGTGATAGGGATGCCCCAGCCTGTAAACGTTGCTACCGATGATCTTGCCTATCTCTTCGACGCCCGAATAGATGTAAATCATCGGTTTATGGTTTGTGAAATGAAGTTCGATCGGTCTGTGACTGTCGTAGGTTACGACGTTCAGTTCTTTCAGGATTCTGCTTGCCTGATCATAAAGCTCAGACGACTGCTGCAGCAGTTCGATCGCCTTATCGAGTTTCTGTTTCTTTGTCATGTTCTTCTCCTATTCTCTGCCAGTTCGGGCAGTCTTTGATGATTCTCATCGGTCTGTATGGATTGTGCCAGTGCCCGTCTTTCTTGCAGTGGCACTCAATCCACTCGTGTTCAGTCTCGTGGATATTCCTGAACTCACAATCAAAGCAAGTCGTCATAGTACTCTGCCCTTTCCCTGAATGATCTCAGACCAGTGATCGCTTTGCTCATCGAACTGATTCTACCGACGAGCGAATCGACCGTCTTCCTGACTTCGTCCACGTCTGTGGAATAGTAGTAACCTGACGTATTCGAGCAGATAGGGATCCCTTCGCAGCGTGCTTTGTTGATCAAATGACGAACTTCTATTCTGTCAATGTCAAAACGCTTTGCGATCTCTCTGCCACTGATCACTTTCTCTTTACTCGAAAAGTCGATCAGGAATTTAATAACTTCGTTCATAATCTCTTGCGTATACCCTCATTTCATGGTATACTCTAACCGTCCTTTCTGACCGTTGTCGGTCGATTTGTCGCCAGTTGCAGCTGGCGGCATTTTTATGCCTGTGTAGCTCTCAAACATGGGAACGCTGATGTAATAAACCCACCGCTTGAGCTTGACAGCGTGACCGATAGGCAACGTGCCACGCTGCATTCCGATTCTGACAAATTGTGCCGAGACGCCCATCAGCTTTGCGACGTCTTCTACTTTGATACGTTCCATTCTCTTCTCCTCAATTGATGCCGAGAATCTCGTTGATCGCAGCCGTGACCTTCTCGTTCTTCTCAGTTCCGATCATGATCTTGTGAAGATATGAACTGTCGAAATAGAGACCAGTCTTGCTGCGAACTTGCTCGATCAGCCAGTTCTGATTCTGACCGTTCACTACCAAAAGCAGCTTGATTCGTTTGCCATAGTCAGTGATGTTCTTGACCATCTGTTCACCTCCTTTCCTTATTGACAGTTACGGAATCTTGTAATATCATTGAAAGTGCCACCCATCACTGAATTATAGGATTCCGTAACCTTCTGAGACATTATAACGGATTTCAGTAGGTTTGTCTACTACTTTTTTACGGAATTCTATAATTCCAAAGAAAAGGAGAAAAGACATGAATGAACTGTACGAACGCATCACCAAACTATGTGAAGAGAAAGGCGTCTCCCGATTTCAGTTCTGTAAAGACACTGGAATCCAGCCGAGCTTGCTCACTGATCTCAAAGCAGGAAGACAGCACAACGTAAAAGCCGAAAAAGCAGCGAAGATCGCATACTACTTCGGGGTAACCACTGATTACATCTTGTATGGCACAAAAAAAGAGCCTGACCTTGATCAGGACAGGCTTGTTCAAATTGAGCATGATCTTATACGCTGCTGGCGTCAGGCGACAGACATTGAACGTCAGACTATAGCGACGCTGTTGTCTCCGTATGGAATGCAATACCCAAAAACAGAGATGGCTCGATCTCGATCAGATCGTACTGGCTGAAATGAGAAATCCGAACGGATACGGCTCAGTCTTCAAGCTGTCAGGAAGACGCAGGAAGCCGTTTATTGCTCGAAAGACAGTCGGTTATGACGATCGTGGATATCCAATATATTCTGTCATTGGTTACTACGAAACGAGATCAGAAGCCATGATCGCTCTCGCAAATTTCAACGGTAATCCGTACAACGTAAATCTCGCCAAATTGACGTTTAAACAGCTTTACAGTCTATGGTCGGCAGAATACTTCCCGAAGATGAAACCAAGCTCTAAACGCATCTACGCCGCAGCATTCAGGCATTCTGCCGACTTGTACGATCTTCAATACTCAACGATCAGAAAACTGCATTTTCAGAGGTGCATTGACGCCTGTGATCGTGGCGTCGCTACCAAAGGGAACATGAAACTTCTCTATATCCAGCTCGATAAATACGCCTACGATCAGGATATCATAACGAAGCAGTTCTCGAAGAATCTTACCGTCGGGAGTAAAACGAAGTCAGAAAAGCACAGACTGGTCACAGACGACGAAGTCAAAGCTCTGTGGGATCGTCAAGGTCAGCCATACGTTGACGACACGCTGTTCATGCTATACACTGGATGTCGTCTGTCTGAGATGCTTCAGATACGCTGCAGGAACGTCAATCTCGACGATAACACCATGATCGGTGGACTAAAGACCGAAGCTGGCACGAATCGAGTGATCCCTATTCATGACAAGATTCTCCCGATCGTAAAGCAACATTTGTCTGGCAGTGAGTACCTCTTTAATTACCAGCGAAACAAGACGCTCGACGATCCCGAACTTGCTTTCGTCAGTCTTTACACGACACGCTGGAAGAAAGCGATGAAAGAATACGGGTTCAATCATCTGACACATGACTGCCGTCACACGTTCATCTCGAAGCTCGATGCCGCAGGAGCGAATAAAGTGTCGATCGACCGAATCGTCGGTCACGTCTCAAAAACGATCGGAGAACGTGTATACACGCACAAGACAGTCGACGATCTTCATGAAGCGATCAGGCTGCTTTCGTATTAGTGACAAGTAAGTTACAAACGCAAAAAAAGAAAAAGCCCGTTTTCACCGTAACAAAGGCGAAAACGAGCTTTTCTACTTCATGATTTAATTAACGATCAGTTAACTATTGGTAAACTTTTGATTGTATTTTTAAAGCAGAAATACGCAGAATATACGCAAAATCGGCGTATTTGATAACTTTTCAAGGGTGTTTTCTGTGGCAAGTTTTCTGCGTTTCTGTGGCTAAGTACTTTATAAGTGACAAAAAATGCCCCCACCAAGCGGTGAGGGCGTTTTTCTAATCGTCAGGAATGTGCTTTCGCATTCAGGTGCTTCTCGAATTTGTCTATTGCATCAGTGACTGCACCGTCGCAGCCTTGCTCCCGTAATCCTTTCAGGCAAGCAAGAACACCGTATGTCATCAGTTGCTGCTCTTCTTTGATCGCCTTGATCTCTTTCTCTTGTTTTCCTTGATCTCTCACGAAGTCGTAAAGCTTGTTATAGTATTTGGTGATCGTGACCGTGGCAGTGACGACGGCTGCGATGGTGATTACTGTCTGCCATGTGACTACCATAGGTCATTCCTCGCTGTTCTCTTTTCTGTATTCCGCAGTGCTGATGCCGAGGATCGTTCCTATACACGTGCATAGAGCCGCAGAAATCGTCGCTACGATCTCAGCATAACCCCAGCCGAATACTTTGTCACAGACACAGTAAAACGTCGTCAGAGCAGGAATCACGCACATGGTGACCCATTTCAGAATATCATAAACCTCATTTGGCAGTCTCATTATAATCTCCCTTCTTGGAACTCTTTGATTTCCTTTTCCGTCAGTCTGCCGCAGTCACCGTCAGCGTCAAGCTCTGCTCCCAAGAAATTGAGAGCTGCCTGAAGTGCGGTAACTGCCCATCCTCTTGATCCTTTCTTCACGATAGGCATACGCTTTGCGATTGCGAGCCAAGTTTCTTCTCCGCATTCACCGTCAACCAAGAGACCAGTGTCAGGTTCTTCGATCGTCTCAGGAAACCGCAGAACACAGTCCCACGGATAATTCCAATAAGACTGAATCCTGATCTCGTTTCCAGTCTGATCTCCTGCTTCGGGATGACCGTCAGAGCCTCGTGCGTGGACTACTTTGCCACTCCCGATGCTCATAGCCGTATGGTTGACATAATTGAGTAGAACATCACCTCTGTGCAATCCTGAACCAGTACTCATGTCGACACTTGCGGTCACGTCTTTAAACCCAGCGATCAGAAACGCTGCTCTCATGTTGCCAGTATACGTTGCTCCGTTCACTTTGACTGGAACGCCAGCTTGCTGCCATGCCGTGATAATGAACGAGCTGCAGTCGTAGTCAGGAGTGCCCCAGCGGCTCGCTTGTGAATACCCGTGACTATTGTCCTCAGCAACATTGATCGCCCACTCGACGGCACACTCAACTTTTGTCATGTGCTGGCTCTCCGTCCAAAGGACCACCGACGCAAGTTGCGTTCTGCTCCTGCTCACACTTTCTGCAGATGCCTATGTCGTGCTTACCCCGTGAGAAGTAAGGCTGTCCGCAAAGTCGGCATATCAGCGTCTCTGTGGGAGCATGAACGTAAATCGGTTCAGGTGGTTTGTAGTCGGGTCGAATGTCGGTCATAATGTCGTGAATGACGCTCATAATCTCCCTCCTTTTAAATCATGGCAGTGCCGTCCTACTAACCCCTTTAGCGGTGCTAAAGACTTCAGACAGCAGTGCCATTATGCGTGTATGAAATTGCTGATTTCATGCAAATATACTTGTATGAGTTAGTGACTTATTGTTTCCTTTAAGTGTTAATCTCCTCTATAAACTGCTAACACAAACAGGCAGGTTACTACGAAGCATAATGCGACAATCATTCACACGCAATCTTTGAGTAATAAGAAGTATTTGCGAGAGAAGATATAATTCCGTTTACTCCCTTGCTTATCATGTCATCAAATACGGTTTTCGTGATTACATCACTTGTTTCACTGAAGTCATAAGAATCGACAACCAATCCTGCATCTATCGCATCAGCATTATCTTCAGCATCAATGTTCGCATAGGAAACGCAGATATGAACCTTGTTGTTTTCTCCTTTAAGAGTAAGAGCATTGGTTATTTCTGCTTCCGTGATTGATGATACCAAATACTGAAGTTCAAGACTTCCGTCATACTCATGGACAACAGCCAAATCTGCAAGCGTATTGCTGTTAAACATACACTTGTCAAGCATATCGTTATACTTCAGCAAATCATGCAAGATTTTGAATTTCGTTGCATCCCAACCAACTATTGTTTTGGGTTCAATATTAAGGCACAATTTATTTGCTTTCGCAAAATGAATTAAATCCGCAAGGGTGAGTATTTTTGTGCCATTATACAAAGTTCCTTTATTAAACGCAGTATAAAAATCATAACTTTGCAATTCTGCCAATGTATGACTTGAAATTGCACCTGTTCCTGTGCTAACAGAGTTAATTGTATCATCATGGAACAAAACGGGAACATTGTCAGAAGTTAATTGCACATCACATTCAACCCACTTATAACCTCTTATTTTGGCAACTTTGCAAGCAGATAATGTGTTTGGGGGTGCAATTAATTCATCCATTCTGTGTGCGTAAATAATTGGCTTATCTTCACCCATTTCAAACCATCTGTTAGTCTGAATTAATCCCCTTTCGATTTTAAGGTTCTTTGCAAGTGAAACCATGTCAGACGATGTGATTCTTGTATTGTCTGTTCTTGCTAAAATGACAAGCCCATAATTATCATATAGCGGTGCAGAAAGAACACCATAATTATTTAGAGGAATGTTATTTTTAAAGTTTGTGTTAAACCCATCAATAATAACACAACCAGTTTTAAACCCATTTGGAACGGTAATAACAAAACCATCTTTGTCTTTAATTAAATAGGAAAGCGTTGCTCTTATTTCGCCTGTTGAATACTGCAAGTAATCAGCTTGATAATAACTTCCGTTTGTCTTTACATGAGCAATTCCACCATATCCGATAATAATCGGTAAGTCTTCATTTTCCCCTTTAATCTTGCTGACATATATCTTAATATTTTGGAAGAAGTCCGAAAACGATGATATATTCGTTCCATTCTTAGTTTTGAAAATCAAGCTAAAGAACGCACATTCAGACGGTTTTATCCGTATTGTCTTGTCTGTTAACCATCCTGTGTTAGCAACTATTTTCCAATCGGAAGAAATCTTAACAACAACAATACTGCAATTTGAATTGTCATTGACAATTGTAAATTCACGATTGCAAACATAGACAATAGGATTGTTTGTGCATCTTGTTTTATCGTTGCCGTTTGTTAATGATGGGTTCGCAGATTGACCAACGGAGTTGGAGTAATTGAGGTATCTATATTGTGGATTCAACGTAAGTTTGTCGGTAACATCGAGGAGACTAACAGCACTCTTTACGTCATTAACGTCCTCTGCCAGTTTGGCTGCTGTCCAGTGTCCTGATGTCCATGCTTCGGCAGTCGTGATCGCTGTCGTGCAGCGATAGAGAGTTCCGTTGTAATAGACATATTCACCTACTGCGTAGGTTTTAGATGCGGAGTAATCCGCAGCGATCATACCGTTCTCTTTGTCTTTAAAATAGCCGAGACCGTTTAAATCAATTAAAGGCATTTCTATTCCTCCTTATGAATAAAGACCATCGATTTGGGAGTTTGTAGCGATCGGGGGATCAATAGCGACCCACTCGCCATTCTGATACGAATAATGGATATTGCCGACCGACGTCACGACGTACATATCTCCCTCGTCAGCAGTTGCTGGGAGATCGTCGACGTCAGTGACCGTGCCTTTGTAGTTCGGCATCATTCCTGCAATTTTCTTGTTAAGAAGAGCATACGTCACAACGTCCATACTGCTACCTCACAGTTCACGCCACTGGGTATTCTCTTTGTCGAAAGCGAATACTTTCCCAGTGTCCATTTCAAGGAATGTCGACCCGTTCGGGCAGTCTGTTGGCTTCTGATCATCATGAAGACCTCTCAGATCCCAGCCAGTCGTGATAGTGACGTCTCCGTCGCTTGCATTCGTTACCATAGTAAGCTCCTTTCTTCTCAGCTATAAAGTGCCGCTTCGATCTCAGGGATCGTTGCGACTTCGATCGTTGCGATCGCTTCTCGGACTTCCCACACCCAGTCGGGAGCAGGATCAGGAACAGGACCGCTGCCAATTGCATTGTCGATTCTCGTGAAGAACTGTTCGCTCTTTGCGACAACCTGATTCACGGTATAGACGAGCTGCAATCTGCCGTTGCCCTGATAGTAGACATCAGCGTTCGAGACAGTCCACGTCACCTTGTTCCCGTCAGTCGTGATATTGCACGGATACCCATAGTTCTCTGTCGGTCGCTGATTCATGACGATGAACGTGCCAGCTCCATAGAGATCAGACCAGCCAGTGACGTCGAACTCTACTTTTACCGCATCATTCTCGCCCTGAAATCCGATCGCCAGTGTTTTGTTCTTTCTTGCTTGTATTACTCTCATTTCGGTCTCCTAATATTTCGCAAGTATTATATTTGCTATACCGACAGCATTCCCACTTGCTAAATTTACTCCAAATTTCCACCCAATACTTTTGCTCATAGATGCAATAGATATAGTCGTAGAGTCAAGATACGCTTGGAATTGAGTTAATGTTCCTTGAGTGCCATCTTCTCCATACGCCTGAAAATATGTAGTAAGTGAAGAATATTTCACGCCCTCGAAGTAGATGTAATCGTAGTCAGTAATATCAATAAAGTCTTCCGTTCTCCAAATAGCAGAACTCCCACTCGCTTCAGAAACCCAAACAACTTGCTTGCCTGAATATGTTTCAGTTGTAACGGTCGGAACAGCACCGCCACTGACGAGAACGGATTCAAAGTTCACCAATCGGACGCCATCTTCAATTATTGCACCATTGAAAGCCAATACCTTGACTGAATACGTCGCTCCGTCATCTATAACGACTACCGTTCCAGTGCCGCCGCCAGTTTCGACGACCGTATACGTTCCTGACTTATTCACGACGAGAGTCAAGGTTCCACTTGCATTCGCCACGCCTGAAAATGTATCTCCCGCGAGGTTGATCATCGTGATCGTTGCGTTCGGGTCAGTCGTGATATTGACTGTCGCACTAAACTGAGTGCCGCCACCGACGTTTGTTTTCCCTATCATGCTTCTACCTCTGCACTACGATAAGCGGAACGGTAATAGACGTGTTCACCTTAGAATAGATGTAAACACCCCCGTCATACGTCGCACATACGGGGGCATAATTGCCACTCAGAGCTTCAGTCGGAGCGAATATGACTTCTGCATACATCGTCGAGCGAACGTCCTGCATACCGCTTGAAATGATCCCACGATAGCCGAATCCAGTATAGGTGTTATCCGTATACCAGTCAGTCACCGACTTGCTCGTGAAATACATATTTTTGTCCTGTTTGCTCGTGTCTTTCGGGTGAACGTGATCACCTCTCGCATAAGACGAAGAACTGCCAGCAGAACCCGTTCCGTCCATCTCAGGCGTCGACGTGTAAGGAGTCGGACTGACGTCAGCTCCTGATTCTATTCCGTCGAGCTTGTCTTTTAATGCATCTGTGAAGTCGTTCTCAGACAGTCCCTTGCCAGCTACGACGTCGACCTTGCTCGTGTCATGCGGATGGACGTGATCTTCTCTCGAATAAGCGTTCGCTGAGCCAGCAGAAGCAGTTCCGTCCATCAAAGGAAGAGAACTGCCGGGAGCACCTGAACCGTCCTGACCGTTATAGACGCTGAACGTGCCAGCGACTGTGCCGTCTGACAGATTGACTTGATAGGTGTCCGTCGTTCCTGCAGCTCCCGTTCCACTCACACGAGTGATCGAGACGACGTAAGAACCATCCGCACCGTTATACACTTGGAAAGTGCCAGCGACTGTACCGTTTGAAAGATTCACCTGATAGGTATCAGTCGTGCCAGCACTGCCGTCGCCACTGATTCGAGTGATCGAAGAAACGTAAGCTCCTGCTGGTCCTTGTTCGCCTTGCGTTCCTGCTGCTGAATAGCCTGAATCTTCATATTGATTCGTGATTACTGACCATATCATCCAGTGACCAGTGTTACTGTTGATGTAAGGCGGTCTGTAAGTGATCGACAGAGCTGCGGAAATCTGAGCAGACAGTACCGAGTAATAGTCCGTAGAAAGAAACTGCTCGTCGCTCATAGCACAAGCTTCTACGTCGATCTTCCATGTGAATGTCGTCAGACGTTCTCCGCTCTCTGTGTAGAACTGGATTTGGCACAGTACACTGCCAGCACAGGCGAGTGCCTGTTCAGCGAGTGCGATCGTTGCTACGTTACCGTCCCATGTGACAGCAGTGTTCCCGTCTTCGTCTACGTCGTAAAAGCCGAACGTATTGTCAGGCTTATGGAAACGAACCATGCCGTATGCGTCCTCACTTGGTACGAAAGGAACTGAGCCGTCAAATAAGTTCGCCACGACTTTGCGTGTCAGTTTGTCGTTCTGAACTGCGTGCATCGTGACGGCATAATTTGGATATTGAAGATTAAGATTTAGGGTCGTTACCGATTGCATTTTTTGCCCCCTTTACCGCTTCAGCACACTTCATAATGTTCTGCACTGCGACGTGCATCAGTGCCCAGTATTCACCGTCCACCTTGACGCTTCTCAGTGCCTGTGCTGTTTTCATCAGTTCGTCATAGATATCCACCGCTCAACCTCACTTTTATTGCATCGCCCTCGTCGAAAACTTCTTTCAGAGTCGTGAAGCCGATAAAAGTTTCTCCGTTGTAAGTGATGCTTGCTGTCTCGTTGGGATCATCGAAAACGTCGACAACGTCGTTCTTTGATTCCCCGATAATTCTCAGATAGATCGAATGCGACGGCATGTGCGTCACGAGATAGTCAGACTGGAACGTCTTCCCAGTCGCTGTCGTCAGATCACTCATAATCCTGCCCACTGATAACAGTGAACTGATCTTCGGTGATCAGTCCTTTCTCGACAGCTTTCTTCAGTCCGTCGATCGTGATCTCTTTCGCTTCAAACAGTCTTTTGATTCTCTCGAACATATTACCCCTCCAGTGCCATAACCAGCAGTCTGTCGATCGCTTCGCTCAGTTCTTCGATTACTGTCAGAGCTTTGGAAAAAGTGATTGTGTAGCAGTACTTTGCCGAAGCGTTCACCTGAACTGCGTTGTTCACGGAATACGATACCGAAGTACCGTCGAGCTGCGTCTCTGTGACTGTCTTGACGCCAGTCAGTGCGATACAGATATCCTGCATAGATTCTACAGTCATAATACTGACGATCAGTTCGCTGTCGTCGTTTTTAATGATTGCACCTGAATATTCTTTACCGTTGAACTCGATCATTATTCTTCTCCTTAGTGTTCTAAGACGTCGCTATTTGAATATCCAGTCGGGTTCAAATTGCCGACCCATTGAACATTTCCATTCGTGTCGTATACTTGGAACGCAGACGTTCCTGCGTGTGTGACTGAGATCGATCCCCATGTCGCACTCCAATACGAGCTGCCGTGACCGACAGATAGATTTTGTATACTGCCATAGATCAGTCTTGCCGTCGTCGTTGCGTCGAGATATTGCGTGTAAAGATACGAGCAACGTGTAGCACTATTAAACACTGAATTACTGAAGTCAGCATATCCAAGTGATGATCTGACGCCACTTGCAAGTGAAGCGACTGACAGACTATAGCTTTCCATTTGTAAGTCGCTGAGAGTATGCTGAACGATCTTCCCTGAAGGGATCGTGACGTCTGCCAGCTTGTCGCCAGTCAGTGATTCGTCTGCGATTCTCAGAACGTTGAGCGTGCCAGTCGTGATATTGTCTGCGTTCAGATTCAAGACCGTTATTTCGCTGGCATCTAATGTTCCCGACGTGATCTCTGACGCTGAGATCGACCCGATCGTGAGTGTCCCGTTATCGAGATCGATCACCCAGTCTCCACTCTGAATCGTGCCAGTCAGTTTCGAGACAGAAATGCTGTTTGCTCCAATACGATCGGCACTCAGTGTTCCTGCTGTGATGAACTCAGCCAAAAAGCCTTGCTGGAACGTCGCACCCATCGTAAATGGACCCGAATAACCGTTCTGCGAAGCTCCCCAACCCTCATGGTTGAATCTCCATACTTTCGTCGCTGCGAGAGGATTGGGATCGTCTGCGACATATAGAGTGTCTGGTTCGCCGTCGTTGTTCGTGTCGAGAAGTCTGACAGCACCACCCTCTGCTCCCGTGATCGCTGCAGTCGTTGCGTCGATCGCTTGCTGCATTTCAGTGTATGTCGGAACGCTTTCGCTGAACGTCGACAAGCCGATGATCGTGTCTGCGATGTTCCCTCGTGATTCGCCTATATCGACCGAGATATACCGTTCGAGGAGAACGTCGTAGTCTGTCCTGATCACCTTTGCGAACGCAGAGACGCCGAGCTTCTCGAATTTGATCGTCACATAGTCGCAGAGTGCTATGCTTTGTCTGATGTTCTTGTATTCTTCAGTCTGTTCGAGATTCGCAAAGGAAACTGTCAGGCTGACACGAGGAACACCGACTTTGTTTCTGTTGATATAGTTGATTGCGTCGAGATTAAGACGTTCCTGTGTCGGTGCGTCTTCGTAGTTTCCTGATCGATCGACGACAAGGATTTTCGAGTAGTCGAAAGTTCCTGCACTCTGAACCGTACCAGTCACGAGAACGTCGTGATCCATCGACTGCCAAAAGCAGAGGACGCCAGTGTAGCAGTTCGCACAGGATTCTTCCTGCTCGACGTCGATCAGGTCGACACCGTACCGAATAACTACACCGTTATCGCTCCCTCGTGCGTTCAGCAGTGAAATCTCGTAAATGTCTGTCTTATATTCGCCGCCGTAAATGTCGAGCAGCGACCCCTCTTGACCGCCCATCAAGGCAAGCGTCGACGTCGGCACAAGATTCGTCATGTCGGTGTCCGACCACTTGTCTGTGTAGAACGTGAACGGACTACTGATCAGTCTGTTTGACACCATCGCTTGCAGTGCCGTATATAACGAGCTTGCAGAGAATGGTGCGACAGGAACACCAGCGAGATCATATCTCAAGTGGTATGCGTAAATCGTCACGACGCCATTGATCGGCTTCGTGATTTGATGAACTCGGAACGGCTGTGGCTGCTGCTGTGGATTCGGTTTCGCAAGAATGATCGATCGCATACCGATCTCGTCATAGTGTTCACCGTCTATCGGGTACTGCATTTCCAGCGTAAATTCGCCGTTCCGTTCCTCAACGACGTGCGGAGCGATTGCGTCAGTTAAATGTCCAATTCCGAACGTGTTGAAAGTCGTCGCAGTCGGCTCGAACAAAATCGGGATCATAGCGTCCACCACCTCGGAGTTAATGTGACGCCAGTGATCCCTCCCGTCCAAGTGATCGTCGTGTCACCTTCTTCAAGCTGAAGAAATGATCCCGACCCGACGCTGTTTTTGTTCGTTGTTCCCTTGTAAATCTGCATGATCTCGCAGTCGATCGTGATACCGTTGACGTCTGTCAGCGTCAGAGTATTCGTGCCGTCGCTGATCGTGCCACTGCTGCTCCCTGTGAGCGTTATAAGAGGCTTTGCAGTATAGGGAGACATATTATGTAGCTTCTGACCGTTCGTTAATTGTAGAGCATTCTCGCCAGCTTTATAATACCGTTGCGGCTTGCAGTCGAACTCGATCGTCGCTCTGCCGAATCTGTTCAGCACGTTCTCGATCTCAGTTCCACCGCTATAACTCGCCAGTCTGAACGTATTCAGCCAGTAGGAATCTTCAAGACGTTGATAGCCTTTTACTGTCAGCCACTCTGCAATCGTGTGAGAGATCGTCGTCAGTCTCGGCTGTTCGGCAGAGACATATATCTCATACCGCTGGGTGTAGTTCTCGAAAGCGTCCTGCTGGATAAGCAGATCGCCGCTTCTGCCAGCGATCGAGATTTTCTCCTGTTTGCGTGTCGGTATAATGACTTCAGGATATCGTTCTACTATCACACTGAGATCATCAGACGATTTTCCATGCCACCAAATCATGACGCAAACACCGCCCTTCTGTCGTTGATTCTGCTCTGTATCTTCACCATGAGCCTGTCTATCAGTTGATCAGACGATTCGCCAGCCTGTTGATTGATGACGATGTTAAACCCACCATAATTGTAGGAATTAGAGTTTCCACCAGTCAGTGACATAGCACCCGAGATGCCGCTCGCTGCAGCTTCGGCAGCGTTCGTCACCAGTCTCGTGTTCTGAGTGATGCCTTTCGCAAAGGTCTTCATCATGTCAGGAGCGTAGGTGCTGAAGTCTTTCAACGGTCCTTTATCAGGTTCGCTGAAGTGAAGCAGATCCCAAATACTCTGAGCGACGTCTTTGACTGCTGACCATACTTCTTTCGCTCTGCTGATAATGCCGTTTGCGAAGTTGATGATCATATCAGCACCCCAACTATGAGCAGCTTCGTTGCCGCCAGTGAAGATCGACCTAATATTGTCCATGATCTTATGACCAGCGTCGAATATGCCTTGCATTCCCTGAACAAGACCCTTTGTCAGTGCCGACAATATCATGCCGCCAGCAGCGATAATATTCGGGAGATTGTTGATTATCTCGTTCGTGAATTTTCCAAGTATCTGAGGAGCTTGTGCTAACAGATCAGGGATCGCCTTTACTAACCCTTTTACAAGTGCGAAGATAAGCTCAAAACCAGCGTCGATGATTGTCGGGAGATTGTCGAGAATTGTATCTGTGAACATCTCTATCCCTTCGACTGCGACGGGAATCAGGTCAGGCAGAGCTGATATAATTGCACTGACGAAACCGTTAAACAGTCCGACAGCAGTTCTCATCAATTCGGGAGCCATACTCTGAAGAACTGGCAGGATCGCACCTATAATACCGGGAATGTAGTCGATCAGTCGTTCGATGATCGGCTGGATATTGTTCACGACGTTCTCGAACGATACCACGATATTATTGAGCAGCATATCAATGTCCGCGTTATTCGATCCGAGACCGATCAGGAAGTTTTGGAACGCTGATTTCATAGCGTCAATCGAACCTGAGATTGTTCCCTCTGCTTCGTTGAACGTCGTTCCAGTGATCTTCATGTCGTCCTGTACGATCCCGATCGCTTTGACTATATCTGCGAACGAAAGAGCCAGTTCGCCATTGGTTGTTCTCTCTGCTTTGAACGTGGAGTTCAACTTCTCAGCGTCGAGAATCAACCGTTCCATTTCGGTCTTAGTGCCGCCATATCCGAGCTTCAGGTTATCCAACATACTGAATTGACCTTTGGCGAATCCTTGGTAGGCACTCTGAATTGAAGATATGTCCGTTCCAAACGTGTTCGCATTGTCAGACATATCTCGAATCGCTCTGTCAGCGAGGTCTGCTGCCTGCTTCGTATCTTTGCCGAGTGACGAGATCAATGACGCACTGAACGAAGTCACTGTCTCCATATACTCGTTCGCACTCAGACCAGCGGTCTTGAAAGCGTTCTGAGCGTTCCTTGCGACAATCTCCCAGTCATTATCACCGAACAGCTTTTTGACGCCGCCTTCGAGCTGTTCATAGTCAGCATAAGCCGACACGACTTCTTTGCCGAAACTGATCGCAGCGTTACCGATCGCTTTCATGCCGTCCTTGATTGCGTTCAGACTCCCCATGATCGCTTCTTTGGAAAGTGCTGCTTTCAGAATCTCGCCGAATTTACTCGTATCCTCAGAAGTCTTTTTCGTTTCGTCGCCAAGTTCTTTGACTTCTGTCGTTGCTTCATCTGCACCCTCACCGAATCCGTCAAGCTCTTGGTTTGACTTCTTCAGTTCGTTCTCAAGTGTCGACAGCTTCGTCTGAGCTTTTGCAAGGCTTTCTGCCCACTTCAGGGTCTTTGTATCACCTTCACCGTAAGCATCGACATACTTTTGGTGCATCTCTGTCAGTTTCGCAACGGCTTCTCTTTGAACATCTATTTGCTTCTGAAGTTGTTTCGATATCTTGGTATTTCTTTCAACCGCATCAGCTTCATCGTCGAATGACGCAGCGACTGCTTTCATCTGAGCGTCCAGCGTTTTGGCTTGCTGGATTATCTGATTTATTTCTTTCTTGAATTGAGCTTCGCCCTCGATACCGATTTTTGGTCCGATATCTTTCGCCATTCCATCACCTCAGTTTCAATGCGTCGTCAAAAGGCAGTTTCTTTTTCTGTTCAGCACCACCGTTAAAAATGGCATAACAGGAGATCATGTCGCTCATCTCATTGTAACGAGTGACCATGATCTCCTTTTTGCTCATGTGCAGCAGTCTTCCATAGAATAGAAACCACGCCAAATTCAGCGTGATGCCGCTGCCTTTTGACTTGTCTGTTTTTTTGGCTTTGCTACCTCGACAGTCGTCTCAGTGTCTTTGCGGAATGCTTCAAGAGCTTCTTCCTGCACTACTCTGAATACGTCGCTCGGTAAAGCCATTACCATTCGAGCTGTCAGTGGCTCGTGTGTGATCTCTTTGCCCTCGTATATCTGAAGATCATCATAACCACGTGCCATCGCTTCGATAAATGCTGCCGTAAATCTCACAGTCTGTGAGAATGTTCCTTGCAGCAGTTCACCCATTCGTGTCAGGTCGCCATCAGGGCAAAGGTCTGCAATCTGAGCAGACGCTCCGACCGTCAGTGCGAATCCATACTCCCCGTTGAATATTTTCATAATTTACACCACGCCGAACATTGTCTTGATCTTCGCTTCAGCACTGGCTTCTGTCGAAGTTCCTGCTCCGACATATTTCCAGTCGTGATCAGACGTGTCGTCACGCAGCAGTGTCGCAGAAAGTTCCTGCGTCTGCCACTCGATCGTCTCCGTCGCTGTTGCTGCATCAAGACCAGTGGTAACGAATCTGCATTTCCTCAGAATGACGGGGACGTAAGACGTCACGCCATCCTCCATGTATCTGCAGATAAAGCCGACGCCGACATACGGGATCGTCATTGCTTCACCGTAGTGAGTGAATCCGTCCGCATCAGGATCGCCAAGACCCATGATCAGCTTTTCAGCTCCGTCTTTCAGACCGTCGACAGTGATCGTTGCCGTGCCTGAAGTGAAAATGCCGGGAGCAGATTCAGCCGAGATATTGTCGGCATAGAAAATGTTATCATCCTCGGCTTCTGCTTCGATAGACACAGACACGCCACGGGCAAGTCTCATGCCGCTCGTGTATGTGACAGTCGTGCCGCTCGCAGCATACTTCGCAACATACGGAAGCGAAAAGCCTGTCATTACTCTACCAGCTGCCATTTATTTAGCCTCCATAATTTGTCCAATTTTTTCGTCAAGAGCTTTCTGCATTTCTGAGATCGCTCTCTCTGTGACGCTCTTGACTGTTTTCGAGATTATGTGCGTTCCATCTTGTCCACGGCTGTTCCCACTCTCTAATGATGCAGCTTTCACCGCATTCGGAACGCCATTTGGGAATGCCTTTGACTTCTTTTTGGTGTCGTACCCTGAGAAGTGTACCTTCGTGTAGACGTATCCGTTATCGTTTCTCATCGCTGTCAGCGACACGCTCTTTTCCAGTTCGCCACTCTTATGGTGTGCCCCGAGTGCGTCCGTAATAGCGTCCGCAACGATTCCAGCAGCAGGATATACCGCATACTTCAGAATCTTCTCTGTGTTGTTCTTCCCGAGACGTTCGAGCGTTTCAGTGTATTCGGTGATCCCTCCAAATTTGAATTTAGCCAAGGATACCCACACTCCATTCATAATGAATGTAGCCTGTATCATTTTCATACTGAACCGTGTTCAGATACCACGGTGCTTTTGCCGCATTGAACGCAGCTTCGATCGTCGTCCGTGGTGTGCTGCTGTCGTCTCTCGTGAAGTAGTGGAACCAGTAGTTCGTTCCTCGTTCGGCATGAATATCGTCAGACATGAAGTCGTCGCCACTGTCTTCAGCATAGACGCCATAGTCGCCATCAGGGGCGTGACTCCAAGCGTGGTGAGCGAACGATAGTTTAGCTGTTTCGAGTGCTGTCAGAATAGTCTCAAGCATCTGCAGTCGCCTCCTCCACAGTCAGTTCGACAGAATGTTCATAGACGTATGTTCTGACGACCCGATACCGTTTGTTCTTGTAAATGACGATCTTCTCGCCGTTGTAATCGACGTACTCGCTCAGAGTGAACACGAACTGCGGTTCGATACCGTTTTCCAATGCTCTGTAGAACTCTGTGCGAGCGACGGACTGAACTCTGCAAAAGCAGGTCGTCGTTGTCTCTGTCGTCGCACTGAACACGCCATGAGCTGCAGGATTCTCTTGTACGAGCTGAATAACATCGTCGCAGATCATCGCATTTTCCTCGAAAACAGTCGATTGTTGATTTGCCATCTCAGCATTCTTGGCATAGCAGCACCGCTGTCACGTTTGCTCCACAGCCATGCCGCATACTGCTGAACGAGCAGAGAATCGTCTGTATCAGAGGTCAGAGTGATCCCTTCTTCTGCCAGCCTTGCCTGTGCAGTCTCAAGATAGACGATCAGTCGATCGTTGTATGCGTCGCTCGTGATCCCGAGATCGACTTTCAAGCCAGCGAGCAAATCTAAAGCGTTAAGCATTTCCCCACCTCCAATGCTGGGAGAGAGATGCAGCGTTTATGCCGCATCTCTCTTTTTGATTATCAGGTAACAGTTACGACGCAGGAAGCAGTCTTGCCGTTGCAAGAAGCTGTGATCGTAGCACTGCCCGAAGCGACGCCAGTGACCACGCCGTTGTCGTCGACTGTGGCTTTGCCAGTCGTGCTGGAAGTCCAAGCGACTGTGCCGCTGCCGGGAGACGTGATTGCGAAGAGCTGGACGGTGTGCTGAGTGCCAGTCGCTGCAGTGACAGCCGCAGTTGCGGTGTTGAGTGCGAGTGCCTGAACTGTGTTCGCATCGTCAGGAGCGAACGTGACAGCCGTTGCGTCAGGACTTGTGCTGTTGATTCCCATCACGACGAATGCTTCAGCGATCGCAGGAGCACCATCATAACGAGCAGTTCCCTTGATAACGGTCTGATCCTGCAGGAATCTGACGTGTTCAGACGTTGCGAACTGGTTGCCAGCACGCTCAGCGAGGAGATAGAGATCAAAGTAACCGCTGATAATGACATAGTCAGGAATGAAGCTCAGAACTTCGATATCGCCGCCGATGACGGGCATCGTGCCGCCCTGTGCCCCACTGACGATAGCACCAGCAGCATTGATGCTCATAGCCTGAGACATGAGGAAAGTGTAGGTCGTTTCGTTCATAACGTGAACGATCTCGCCCCGACTGTACTTGCCCTTTGCAGCTCCGAAGTTCAGGAGCAGAGCCTGAAACAGTGCTACGCCAGTATTGGTGTTGGCGATCGTCTTGATATTGCTGGTGTGAAGGTCTTCCCAAGCACGAGCGGTAGCAGGATATCCTGCAGGCTGGCTGGTCTGAGCGAGACGAGAGACGATACCGAGAGGCATCTTGCTCGCTGCAGCACTGTTCTGACCGAAGAGGATTGCCTTGTCGAGAGCGAGACCGATTGCCTGACCGAGTGCGGTCATCAGTTCGTTCATCAGATTGAAATCAGAATCTTCGATCGTTGCGTTGCAGAGTGCGAAATAGCCGCCCACACGATAGCAGTCAACTTCGAGATCGTTGAATCCGAGAGACAGCTCGTTCAGGTTTGCACAGCAGTCTGTCCAAATTGCTTCGGGAATTGCTCCCATAATGAGCTGACGTGCTTTGCCGCCGACAGGACGGACAGTGACGTGACGATAGAGTTTGGAGTAGTTGATCACGTTCTCACGCAGAAGACCGAGCATCACTTCAGGGATCGTCAGACCGACGTTGCTGATCGCTCTCTTCTCACGGATTGCGGTACGAACTTCACCGAGATATGCTTTCACGTCGTCACGGGCGAGAAAAGCGTCTCTTTCCTGATAATTCATTCCATAAAAGCTACGAGTTCCCATGGGTTTCTCTTCCTTTCTTTCTTCTGCTTCAATAGCAGTTTCTGTGTTCTGTGCTGCTTCTTCTGCAGCGAGATCGGCTTCCATTTCACCGATCATGGCGTCCAACCGCTGTTTCTCTTCTTCATGAGCTGACTTTTCCTTGTCGAACTCAGAGACAAGGTCGTCGATCATGGAGCGATCTTCGGCAGGAGTGTCTTCCGTCATTTCTTCGATCGCCTTTGCGATCTCAGCTTCACGGGTCTCAAATTCGGCATCTTTGGCGTTCAGAGCTTCGAGCTGCTCTCTTGCCGCTCTCAGTTTCTTACCAAGGAGAATAGCTTTCAATGCCATTTCTTCAGTACCTCCATATTCTTGAGTTTCCATGCTTCAAGCTCACGCCTCTGCATGGCTGCACGCTCATCAGAACGTGCCGAGATATTCGTCTCCTGATAAGCAGGAAACGTGCAGCAACTGACCTCGTAGAGATTGACGTCTTTGATCGTCCAGTGGACTGAGCCATCTTCACGGAATTCGGTTTCCTGTTCAGTGATCTCAAATCCGAATGAACACTGATCAACGTCGCCACGCCTGACACGTTCATATAGGTTCATGGCATCACCATCGTTCGGATTGATAGTGATCTTCCCCCACAGACCGTGGTTATCTTCACGCAGTTCGAGAGTGTGTGCTTTCGTTCTGCCGAGGACAAGCGTCGTGTCGTGATTTGTCAAAGCTCTTATATCCCCACCCGTCAGAGTGCGAGAAAAAGCACCTTGGGCGACACTTTCGGTCATCCCTGATGCTATTTCGTAAATTGAATTGAACACAGCGAAATAACCTTCGATAATGTGTTCACCGTTGTCTTCCCGAGTAGTGAACGTCGTCGCTATCGGGCGAACTTCTCTTCTCATTTGTTCAAGCTCCTTTCGTAGTCAGCCTCATACACCACGCAGTGGCTCTTGTGACCGAGTTTGATCGAACTGTCGCAGAACAGCTTGTAGCCGAGCTGCGTTGCTTTCATGCAGAAACTCAAATCTTCTCCCAAGCCAAGCACTGGCGAGAACGGCAGACCGTAAGTCTCGACGATATCCATGACCATCTTCATCGTCATCATGCAGCCGCCGAAGCCAGCTCCTTTGACCTCGAAAATACTGTCTTTCGGATAGTCGTCATATTCGACTGCGTTCGGTATATACTTCCCATCTTTTTCGTCCATCGTGATCGATTTGTAGATCACTGGCGAGATCGGCATTCTTCTTGTGAAATATAACCCAGTGACGAAGTCATACCCCTCGTCCATTCTTGCCGATAGTCTTCTGTAGAGATCAGGCTCGAATACCATGTCAGAATCAATCCACATGATTCTGTCATAGCCGCCATCGTGTGCTTTCTTTGCCAGTGTATTTCTTGCGTCATAGACAAGGCTGTTCATCGTGAACGTGAAGTCGATCCCGTCGTGATCAAGAGCCATCATGCTTTTGACTGTGACTGTCGGAATCGATTCCATGCACGGCATACCAACGAGTGTCCTCATTTTTTCTCCTCTCTTAATAAGCACTGCTGTGCCATGTCAGTGTTCTGATACCATCCTTTGCATCTCATGAAGAACTGAAATGCACAGAGCTGGTCGGTTTTACTACAGATCACTTTCATCTCTTTCCCCGTCTTTGCGTGAGGGCATTTGTATGTAATCTTCATACTCTAATCTTCATTACGAGCCTCCTGTCAGTTTCGCCTGATCGCCGCTTTTATCATACGGAATATAGTTCTCCAGTATTTTGTACTCCGTAAGTCCTGCTGGTGTCATGTGCATACGATCACGCCACTCGTCACCGTTGACGAATCCTCTGTCTGCACCTTGCAGGAGAACTTCTGACATGGATTTCATGTCGTAGTCAAGCAGTGACCATATATTCAGGAACAGATACCAGTCAGGGTTCGAGATGAGACAGCGTGTCATTTCCTGCTGGATATTCTGTGCGATCGCTTTGACTTTCGTCTGAACGAATGAGTTCCACTCGTCTCTGTTGAACTCGCCTACTCCGAGCAGGAATGCAGGAACGCCGACGACCGAAGCGATCGTCTTCTTTTCCAGCGTTACCGTGTCGTTGATAGCGAGATCAGAAAGCGACAGCGGTCTGACTTGTTCGACTGCGAACTGCTCTGCTGGGATCAGCCAAGGCTGACCAGTCTGAGCTGGCATAGCATAACTTTCGAGAAGTTTCTGCCGTCCTGCAGGAGACGAGAACTCATCAGTCAGAGCGTCGACTTTGACGATTATGCTCGGTTTCCATTCTGACGCCATGAACGCATTGACTGTCTTCTGACCTTGTTTCAGGTTGTTGGCAATATCTTTCAGAGTGACAGTCACGCCCTGTCCTTTCCACAGATAGATGGGATCAGGGTTATAAACGAAGTGCATCAGATTGTTGGGATCACGACCGATGCCGTCTATCAAAACCCTATAATCTCGGTAGGAATTAGCAACAGGCTCGAAAGATACTCGTGACGCTGAGATCGGCTCAAGGCTTCTCAGATATCCCTCATAAGTATGAGGAACGCAGATACCGTTGCCAGCTCCATAAAGCAGCATATTCATGACGTTGACTGTCATCCAGTGCGATCTCGTCATGTTGCCGTTGGGATTGATATCAATCAATCTCGACAGCTCGTTCTTGATTCTGATATCTCCCTGTGACGTGTTCGTCATCAGGTAGATCGTCATGCTGCCGATCAGTTCTGCGATTCTCAGACAGGCGGTCTGTATTTCAGGATTGTCGCTCAGCTTTGTATATCCAGCACAGCAGAGATCCCCCGAATCAAGCCATAATCCGATTTGGCTCGGTGAAATGCTCTGCGAACGCTGCTCCGTTCTTTTCTTTTTTCTGCTCATGTACTTTCATCATCTCCAAACCAGCGTTTAGCTTTGTTTTTCCTCGTCGACGCTTCGAGCATTCTTATACACGAGAACACAGAAGCATCGAAGAGGTCTATCCTCTGTTCGGGCATAACTTTCTCATACTGGACGAGATCGTCCGTCTTTTCGATCGCTCTGACGTTAGCGACGCAGTATTCGTATGCGTCAGAGTGTAGGTAATACAGGCAACCGTCTTTCGCAGCTTTCTCGATATGCCTGAAGCCTTTCGACTTCACGACATAGAGCTGCGGCTGATGGACGATCTTGAATCCAGCCGCTTTCATCAGTGGGATATATTCCTCACCAGCGAACTTATCGTCGTGTCCGACTTCTTTTATTCTGAACCCTCTCGACCGCATAGACACGAACCAATTGACGATATCTGCATAGTTGACCGTTGGATTATTGCACATCGTCAGCCAACCGTCGTCTTTCCAGCCAAAGAGCGGTATATTGTCCTCTTCTGCCTTTGCTGCTGCCTGAGTGATCGGGAAGAATGCGTGCGTTATGCAGATATCCGTTCCCTGATAGCACCCATAAAGAGCTGCCGCAGTAAGGTCATAGACACGAGACAAGTCAGCACCGCCATACCAGTCGATCGGAAGTTCGGCAAGTTCTTCGAGTGTCCAGTCGAACTTCGCATCAGAGCGTCTGAACTGATCAAGATCGAAGTATGCCTTCATAGCCGTCGTGTATATGTTCAGCTCACGGGAGAGGAAGTCTTTCCTCTGCTGTGGATCGTTCTGAGCTTGCATTGAAGCGTTCATCAAGTCAGACGCTCGCTTCGTCACGCCATACGACGGATTCGCTTTCTGATGCTGGATGGGATCAGTATATTCGACGTTGCCTTTGTCGTCCTGATCAGCACGGGCGACGAATGCGAATAGTGCGTCATCAGTCACGACGCCAGTCGCTACCTTGACAGCATACTCTTGCCGACCGTACCCGAAACTGTTGACGTTATCGCCAGCAGTCGTGATCCCGATCATCAGCTTGTTCGTGTAGGCAGCTTGAGCTTCTTTGAATCTGTTATATTGAGCTGGCTTCTTATACGCAGCGACCTCGTCTGCGATCGCAAAAGAGCAGTTGAAAGAATCCTGTGAATCAGGGTTCGCTGGCATCGCTATGATCTCAATCTTCCCGTCAGGAGTGCCGTCAGGCTTTCTGAACGTGTATCTGATGAGATGATCGAAGCTGTTGTCTTTGATATCGAACATACCAGCGATCTTTTGGTATTCAAGGCTGAATGTCAGGAAGTGGAACGCCTGAAGCGTCTGCTTCAGAGCTGCAGCGACGATGTAGCAGACTGATCCCGAATGCCGCTGCATGATCGCCACCGCCCATGCCAAGCCAGCGATGAAGCTCGTTTTCCCGTTCTTTCGAGCGACTTCGATGAATGCTTCTTTGAATCTCCGTTCCTCAGTTCCACGATAGTAGAAACCGAGCAGATTATAGACGATGAACACTTGCCACGGTTGAAGAATGAACGGCTTGCCGAGCAGTGGTTTGCCGTCTATGTCTTCGCCCTGTGCGTGGACGAGTGTCGTCTGCATTATGTTGATAGCGAGATCGGGATCATGCTCTCTCAGTTCTAAGTCTTCACGCTGCAAATCTTTCAGGAAACGATCACAAGCCGCCACGACTTCCTTACCAGCGATGATCTTGCCAGTCAGAACGTCGTTCGCATAGTCAAGAGCGACTTGCTTGAAGTGTTTGATCATTCGGTAATGCGAGCGAGAATCTGTTCAAGACCTTCGCCAGCTCCCTTTTCCTGAATAATGTCAGCGTTCAACTTCCTATATCCTGCTGGCGTCAGACCGAGATCACGCCAGTATGCGAGTGCATCACGATTGAGATCGTTCACCAGTCTGAGGATCGGGTTCTGCTCGATGTTCTTTGCACCAGCTTTGTTCGTGTGAGTTACGATCACGTTCCCACCAGTGCTGATAAAAAGCTCGTTTGCTTCGTCTCTGCGTTCGAGTATGCCAGCAAGCGTGTCGATAACGCCATCGAACCACTCTCGGTACGTGCCAGCTTGCTCGCAGGATTCCGTTATTCGTTTTTTCCATGCTGGCTTATCCATTAGATTTGTCTGTATCCTCTCTGTAATTGTCGATAGACTGCTCTGTAATTGCTCTGTAAGGTTTTACCCTCTTTCTGAAATTATCCTCGTGTATATAAATGATT